ATTTATCAATGGTTGGCTCAATGATTGCGTTCTTTCCGCCGAAACGAACCTCGAGCCAGATACCGTACTCCACAGTATGGAACAATGTGAGAGTGTGAGTATTACCTTCTTTTCGTCGAGTAGCTGTTAGACCACGACGAGCATCTCCTGTTCGGTCTTTCCAAGGAGCGTTAATCTTTGCATCATTCTGCATTAACCGACGGTGCTCTTCCATTACATTCGCAATTGTCTTATTTGCGTGTTGTGGGAAATTGCGAATCCTAGGACGTAGAGTATCACGCGTAATCTTGAAATGACCTGGGGTTCTCACCATAGTAGTTTACCCTGCCCTTTCTTTCGTAGCCGTTGTAATGAACAATAGATTCAATGATATAGAATTCATTTGTTATTGGGTTTTCCCAGAAGTCATTTTCTTCCATTGTACAATCCCAAGAACCAAGCAATATGAATTCATATTCGTGCATTCGCCCAACTAAACCACGTTTGTACTCGTAACCATCTCCCTGAGGAATGAGACGGAATTTCTGGACTGGGCGTGGCGAAAGATGTTTGCGAATTGCACCTCCATCAGTTTGCTCCTCAAATAATTGAGGAACCAAACTGATGTTCATTGGGTTAGCTTCAATAAACCTTTGTGTCTGCTTTCGCAGAATTCCCAATTCAACCGCTCGGGCAGGGGGTGTTTTCGGAGGCTTATTGAGTGGCGTAACTCCTGGTCTTGGGATATACATTATCGCCTCTCAATGTAATTAACTCGACCTGGACGTTTTGTGGGTTTGGTGATATCCTCCCCTTGCCCAGACTTTGCGAGATCACGAAAATATTTCGCCATCGAAAGCAAATTCTTGTGAACATCAGACATTTTACGGCTTGAGCCTGATTCACTTATGTCTACGAGAGAAGCGGCCTCAGTCGCCTTAATATCTAACACATTTGCCGCAGTTAGGTTGATCGACCTATTATTTTTCAAATATAGGTCCCAAATCTGCGTGTCAGAAAGCTCTGTCGCGCCTGTAAGCAGACGCACGTGCGCGATTATATTAACATCCATGATAACTCTTTACTATGAAGTTTAGGAAACAAAATCAGGACGGGCTTTGTTCATATTTGCATTCTTAACTGTACCTTGAAGCACATCACCTTCATCGTACAAGTTTCCAGAAATAACGTTACCACCGAGCTTAGTAACTGGCGTAGCGGGTTCACGGTGAATCTTAACCATCCAGTCACATTCGGATTCAGCGATAGTTTTACGGTACCGGTTACCTCGAACAATGTTGCCTGACGGATCATAAATAGCGACTGCTGCCCAGTCACTTCGCGTGCGTCCAGTGGGCTCTAGACGCTTCTTATTCTCCAAGCCAACATTGCTAATTTGGTTCCCTTCAATGATTGTACCAATACCTGAACATGCGACACCATGATTGTAGGCTTCGCCAATGTAATTATTGGCAACAATACTGTATTCACCGATAGAAATACCGTTATCATACGAGATTGGGAGAATGTTACCAATAACACTCGTAGCGTGACAAGGCTTAGTAGCACCAATCGGTTCGAAAGCAACTGTGGATTCTGTCATCGTAATGTTGTTATTTGTGATGAGAGTCCGAATCGGCGCTTCAAGTGTATTCTTCGAATTGTGGTTAAGACCAATACCCATACCGCCAGAAACGTTGGTAATAATATTTTCGTTTAGAATAACATCTTCTGCACTATTCTGTACAAGAATACCGAACCCGGTTGCCGGAGATGTTTCTGTTTTAGGAACGATAAGTCCAGCGGCGTTAAGGCGATTCTGGCGAACACGAACTCGCTTTGTCTTCTTTGCATCATAGCCTTGTACAACAAGAAGAGACGCAGAGGCATTGCTTAGCGAACATTCAACGACTTCGCATTCTTCAACGTTCGACATTTGAATGCCGTTGATGCTGCGAGAATCTTTTGTACACTTCATATCGAGACTGAAGTTGCGGAATGTCACTTTCCTAACTGCATCTCCGCCACCTGCAAATATGACTGCAGGACCAGCGAATACAGCAGGATTGATAGTGAGAATGCCAGCTTGAAGACATCCGATTTCTTTACCACTAGCCTTGCGTAGTGTTAAAGCTTTTGTCGTGTGACATTCTCCGCGTAAGCGTACAGCATAAAAGCGTTCACTGTCTAGGGCCTGTTGCAGGGTCGCTGTAACGTCACCAGGGCCTACATAAGCAACCGTCTGAATTACCTCAGTGACTGCTTTGTTCACCACATCAGAAATGATGTTAGGATCAACCGGAGTCTTCTTTAAATCTTCAATTTCTTTTTTAGTAGCGAAATTATCAGTGTTCACTGGAGCTACATACTTAACCTTGCGAACAAACGCGAGCTGCTTGTCAAGAATGACACCACGTGGTACAGAATCCCACGGGTTATTGTTCTCGTTTTCACTGCCCTCAACGCCACTGAAAGTATCATCAGTGAGATAAATCATTCCCACATTTGACTTCTCAGCTTTAGCAAGAACACTATCAATGTTCTTCTCTGTAACGTTGTGAACCGTGTCCATGAAGCGAATTGGGCTTTCGCTCGCATAGTGGGCAGGGTTTACAGGAGCTTCAGTGTCATTCACATACTTATCCGCAGCTTTCTCAAAACGCATGAGAATGTCAGCTGCTTCAAGCAAATCAGGTTTGGTGTTGGTTCCCGGATTAGCAACAACTAGGAAGCCTTTACCGAAACGCTTTTTGATCTCAGTATAAAGATCTTTATAGAATGCAATTTTAGGTGCTTCTTCAGCAGACCATCCGTTGATCATTTCATCAAGGAATACACCCTCGACTTTGTACCAATCAACGTATTTCTGAATCTCGGCGAGAATCTCTTCTTTTGTTCGCGTTGCTTTAATCGTGCGAACATAGCCAACATTAGGACGTCCAAATTCGCGCCACTTATTTGTGAGATTCACAAACTCTTGAATTTTGGTGTCTCCAGCACCTGAGCGTGGGTTAATGATTGCAAATCCAACTACATCAGCATTTGCGAAAAGAGTTTCCCACTTAGAGCCAGGCTGGTCCTGATCAGCCCACCAATACGTGACAGGCGTCCAGTATCGCTTAGTCGCGTCAAACCAGCGGAAAGGATTGTCCCCCTGCCCAAGCTTACTTACAGCTTCATTTACTAACCTGGTAGCATCATCTGCTGAGATAAATGATTTTGCTTTCAAAAGTTCTTCAGCTACTCGTGTAACTTCCTCCTTACTTACACCTGGTGTTTTGGGAAGTTTGTCAATTTCACTGGAAATTAATTCTTTAGCTTTTGTTTCTGAGATACCAGTATCGATGGTTCGTAGCTTCTCGTCGACAATTTCATTTACTTTATTTGTATCGACTGTAGGCTTAGGTAACTTTTCAATCTCGCCAGTAATAAGTTCTTTGGCTTTAGTCTCCGAAATGCCTGGATTGATAGTACTAAGTTTGTCATCAACGATTTCATTTACTTTTTCGGTAGTAACACCAGGAGTTTTAGGTAGCTTATCTATTTCACTTGAGATAAGTTCTTTTGCTTTAGTCTCAGAGATACCTTTTTCTATAGTCTTTAGTTTTTCATCGACAATTTCATTTACCCTATCGATATTAGCAGGAGGTCCGGGAGGGCCAGCTTCACCACGTTCACCACGTTCTCCTCGCTCGCCCCTTTCTCCAGGCGTCCCATCTTCACCTTTGACTCCCTGTTCACCCTTTAAACCAGGCGCGCCTTGTTGTCCTTGTTCTCCGCGTTCTCCAGGAGGTCCAGGTAAGCCCTGAGGACCACGTTCACCTTGTGGGCCTCGCTCTCCAGGTTCTCCTTTAGCGCCTTGAATCGCAGGTAAGTTTTTGATCTTATTATCAACAAGCTTATCAACCTCTTCTTGAGTTACTGTACTGCTAGGCACGTCTAGAGGATGTACAGGCACGGCAATCTTGTATCGAATAGAATCGTCCAATACAATTGTGTACTCCCCTGGATCAGCATAGAATGTAAGGTTGCCAAGGGCATCAGTGAAAATCGGGTTTGGGGCGGGGTTGCCTTTAGTGTGATCGAGATAAAGATCTGCAAG